CGTCCTGCCGGGCACCGGAAGCATTCGTACGCCTCGGGTCGCTGTCGTAGCGAAGCCCGGCCGCGTCAGCACGTTCGTTGTCCAGCGCCTGCTCGGCATCGACCTGTTCGGGATCCTCGCCAGCGCTCAGCACCACCTTGCTGCGCGACTTGAAGCCCGCGCGTACCGCCTTGAGCTCAGAGGTCACGTCCTGCACAGGGTGGCTCCAAGGCCAGCCCTCGGGCACCCACAGGGTTTCGGTCACGTCATCACGCAGGGCGGCGTAGCGCGGCACCTTCAGCAGACCCGACAGCACCGCCTGGTCGATGAAGGCATCTCGCACCCGCTGGCAGAACATCGGGATCATGAAGAGCCATTGGTCCTGCTCGATCACCCGGCGGAACTCGTTGAGGATCAGACGCAGCGCGCGGTCGGAGACGTTGCGCAGGTCGCCGGTGAGCACCTCGTAGGGCACGTCCTGGCTGGCACAGATCGCCAGCAAGTGTCCGCGCAGGAACTCGGCATAGTCCGAGCCGGCGCTGGGTGGATTGGCGAACTCGATTTTTCGGCCCGGAGGCAACTCCTGCAGGGTGCCGGGCTCAAGGCCTCCGAGTGCCGTCCCATCCGCGTCCTCATCGGTGATCAGGTCTCCGACGGCATCGCCCTCTTCCCCATCCGCGTTGGCAGCAGTGGTGATGAAGCCTGCGAAAAGGTTGGCCAAGGCCTGGCGTTCCAGCACCGCATCATCGAGGCGGTCCAGGTTGAACATACGCAGCAGGGCCGGCGCCGAGCCCGGCACGCCCCGCATCGCACCCGCACGGTTCGGCCGGTACAGGTGCAGCACCTGCTCTGCCGGCACGCGCACCAGCTCGTTGCCGTTGACGGTCAGCTGCAGGTCGCCGGGGTGCTCCCGGTACATCCAGTAGGCAACGCGGCGGCCGATGCTATCGATCTCGATGCCCTGCCGGATCACGTTGCCGTTGCTGGCCACGCCGTTGTAGTGCTGCGGGCACTGCTCCGATTCGATCAGCTGCACCTGCAGCGGCACTGGCAGACCATCCTCCGGCCGCCGGTACCGGATGCGGGCGAACACCTCGCCAGCCTCCTTCCATTCGCGCCAAGCCAGCGCCTGCAGACCTTCCCACACCAGCACGCCATCGGCATCAGCGAACTTGCCCCAGCGGGTCCACAGCTTGGTGAGCTTCTTCTTGTGGTCCTTCGTACCCCAGACGGGCTTGGCTTGGATGCCAGTGGCGATGCCATTGGACACGCTCTTGTTGAGCGCACTGACCATCCACGGGTCATTCCGAGCCAGATGCCGGGCGCGCGCCAGCAGCGTCGGAAGGCCCAGCAGTGACGCGTTGGGCCCGAGTGACGTCGGCCGGAAGGTCCGGAGGCGGCGGCCGTTGCCGGCGGCGCGATAGCTGCTCTCGGCTGTATCAGACATTGCCGGTCCCCGATTGGTAGAGGCGCACGATGCGACGACGACGCGGCGCACCTGCGGCTTGGCCCAGCTCGTCGCGCATCTGCTTCAGCAGGCGGCGCATTTCCACCAGGCTCTGGTAGGTCACGGTGCGGTCGGCATATCGGACGCTCAGCACGCCGGCCGCGATCGCGGCCTCCAGTTGCTCGACTTGCTTGTTGGTGAATGCCATTTCAGCGTCCCAGGTACTTGCTTCGGATGACGCGGCGGGTGCGCGTGCGCGGCATTGGCGCAGGCGCGATGTCGTCTGCCCTCACGTCAGGGTTGTCGTCCCACGGCGCGGCCCATGCCGGCGGCGCGGTCCAGTTGATGGCCGGAACCTTCAGCCACAGCGCCATGCCCTCGGCATAGCCGCACAGGTCGAACGCCTCATTGCGCCGCTTTGCTAGGTTCTCCCAGCCCTTTGCCGTCCGCGATTCCGCTGTCAGCTCGGCATAGAAGGCTTCCGGCAGCCAGTCGGGGAAGTGGTAATAGCCCGGGCCAGGCTCGGCCCGCTTCACGTTGGCGTCTACGGTGTCCTTCAGGCGATCGACGTTGAGCAGCAGCTGCGGCACATCGCCCTTCGACCCTGATTTGCGGTCCCGGCGCTTGCTGCTGTCCGGGAAGGTCTCGCGGAACAGCCCACCCTCGCGGCGCGCATCGCCCTTGATCAGCCTGACCCTAGCGTGCAGCTTCCGAGCCTTGAGCGAGCGCCAGAACTCCAGCGCGCGGACCGAGGTGCCCGACTTGCCACCCCAGTCGATGCCCACGGCGTGGACCGGCATGCTGCGGCCGGTGGCGTCGTCCAGCGGGTAGCGGCGGCAGATGACCTTCTCGACCAGGCGTTCCCAGTCTTCCAGATACTTCGGCGGATCCAGCGGCAGGAAGCCGCCCGAGCCATCCTCGCGCTTGGACGTGCGCAGGGTGAAGGAATCCACTACCCAGCGCTCCAACTGCCCGGATTCGCCGATGCCGAAGCCCAGCACCAGCACGACGAAGCGGTTGGCCTGAACGTCGACTTCCCCAAGCAGGAATCGAACACCAGCAGGCACTGCACCAGCCGGCCAAACCTCGGCGCGCTCCTGCATCTCGTTCGGATCGCTGGCCGATCGCGCCGCCATCGGCACGTAGTTGATCGCCCCGTCCACGTTGTGTGTGGTCTTCAGGGGCCGCTCTTCACCGGTGGTGGCGAAGGTGCGCAGCGCCTGGAGGTAGCGCTCGATCAGCGATTCCCAGGACTGGTAGGACGCTGCGACACCGCCGAGCCAGTAGCTAGCAATGCGCGCCTCCGGCCGTTCACCAGTGACCGTGCCGTCGGCGTGCACGACCTGGCCCTCCGCAGCCCAGACGCCGCTGCGGTTCATCCCATCCTTCCACCGGTGCTGCAGCCCCACACCGCAGTGCGGGCAGTGCAGCAGCGAGTAGTGCCGGGCCATCTTCTGCACGTCGTCCAGCACGACCCGCTCGAGCAGTTCCTCCATCGGCGGCAGCACAAAACCGTCATAGCCAGGCGCAGCCTGAAACCGCTCGCCGCACTCCGGACAGGGCCAGTACCAGCGGCGCCGGTCACCGCGTGCATACAGCGCGGCGATGCCGGCGGCCGGTGGTCCTTGGTGCGGGTGCAGTGGTTTCCAGGCGCCGTCGGCGTAGTCCGTTGCCGGGCTCGATTCGGCCACCACCATGCCGGCGGACATGTAGGTTTGCGTGCGCTTCAGCCCCAGGCCGAAGCACTCATCGATCGTCAGGTCACCGGTGTAGTTGTCCACGTCCGTCATCAGGACGTCGTGAATGTCCTTGCCTGACAGCACCGACACCGACGGCCACCCCATGCGCAACGACATTCCCGACCGGAAGAACTTCAGCAGGATGTTGTCGTCGTGGGCGCGCGGGCTCAGCCGGGAGCGAAGCTCCGGGCTGGCTGCGATGCTGCGGGCGATACGGGTCTTGCTGTAGTCCTCGGCCGCATCCTTGGACATCTGCACAACCATCGCGTCGGCCGGGTTGCAGGTGATCAGGTAGGCCAGACGTGCATCGATCAGCGAGATGGTCTTGCCCGACCGCGCTGGCCCTACGAACACCACGGCCTCGTAGTGGCGGCTACCGGTCGTATCCAGCGGCTCGACCATGTAGGGCGTGGTGTCCGGATCCCAGGAGCCGGCGGCGCCAGCGGCATTGGCCACCTGCAGCACCCTCGCACCTTCGCTCACCCTGATGCGGCGCGGCGGCCGGATCATCTCGGCAACGCCTTGGCGCACGCTACGCGCTGTCGCGTACGTCGTCATCGGTGATGCCCTCGTACATGGATTGCCGGACGCGATCGCACTCGTCCTGGACCTTGACCACCTGCTCTGGGGTGAGACCTGCCTTGCGCTCGAGCACGTCAGGCAGCGTGTCGAAGAACTGCACGACCTTCTTCACCAGCTCGGCGTAGTCGGCCTCGACCTCTGCTGCCGGCACCAGTTGCCCGATGGTCGACTCGACCTTCAGGCGTTCGTTCTCCGACTGGTAGTAGGCGCGTCGCTCCATCGGCGGCAGGTCGCGCGGATCGACCACGCCCTCCGCGCCGAACGCAGCGGCACCCGGATTCACCAGCGCCGGGGCTGCGTCGGCCAGGCGATAGACGTCGTGCCCGGCGCGCTTGGTAAGCGGCGGGACGCCGGCCTCCTTCAGGCGCTTGCTGGCCGTTCGGCGGTCCATCCCGAACTCATCCGCCAGCCTGGCCACGGACCAGCCTTTGGTGAATTCGTGGATGTCAGCCATGTTCTACCCGATGCACAGCCTATTCAGGCCCGAAAGTGCGGTTTCTCCCGGCAAAAACCGCCAAAAGTGTGGCCTGTGGTGGAGCACCCTAGAGGCCGAAATACTGTCTTTTACCGGGGTCCGAATTCCCCCCGGTGGCTGTGGATAAGCCCCGGGGCCCCCGCCCGCCGTGAAACGCACGCGTGAAACACCATCAGCCGCCGCTCGTGCCGTCCGCTGCCGGCTTGCCCTGCACCTGGTCGATGGCGTCGAACTGCGCCTCGTACTGCAGAAGGCAACGCTTACGTCCGTTGCTCACATCGAATACGGCAGACGGCGCCGCCTCCTTCACCCACTTGCAGCGCTTACGCAGCTGGGCGTCGATCGGCACGTAGGTGGCCACCGGAACCGTGATGACGGCTGCCGGCGGCGGGTTCGTCTTGATAGGTGCGGCCTGGCACGCGGCCAGGAGCACAGCGGTAGCAACCACGATGACGCGCATGTCAGTACCCCTTCAGTGCCGGGCAGGCGGAATCGAGCAGCTCCAGTGCTGCCTTGCAGGTGTCGGGCCGTTGCTCATAGCGACCGCGCCAGGTGGAAGCCTCCTTCTCGGAAGCCTCGACCTTTCCCGCCAAGGCCCGCAGTGCCTCAGCGCTCTCGTCCCGGAGGGCTTGCAGCTTCTCGGCTTCCGCCCTCAGCGCGGAGGCGACCTCGGCCAGGCGCTGGTCGCGGCTGTCCACGTCGGCCTGCAGGCGGGCGGCATCGGACTGCCAGTCAGCACGTACCTTGATCACCTGGGCGCTCAGGTCGCGGATCTTCTGTTCCTTCTCCCAGGCAGTAAGCCCGGACACCATGCAGCCGAAGGCCAGCACCGCGCACACCAGCTTGATCTTGCTGCCGGGCTTGCTCAGCCACTGCAGCGCGTCGGCAGCAGCACCTACGATCAGCGTCCACAGCGCGCGAAGGAATCGAATCACTACGTTCATGGCTTGTCGCCTCCGATGGCGCCGGTGGCTTTCTCCACCATGCGCACGTAGCCGGGCAGAAGCCGGCGGATCAGGACCCCGGAGATGCCGGCCATCGGCAGCTGAGGTGCACCTGCGAGCTGGGGCCAGATCCATGCCGCGATGGCCACCACCCATGCCGCAAGAACTGCGTAAGCCGCGACGGCCACGGCCAGCGCAGCCCAGCGCGCGGCGGTCTGCAGCAGTCGGTGGCGGCGGAGCCTATTGGCATCCGCCGCCACCCGCCCAGCGTCCTTGTCCGGAAGGATCAGCACGCCAATCAGCGCGCCGGCCAGCGCAAGCAGTAGTACAGATTGCGGAACGCCGAGGATGATCCTCTCGGCCTCGCGCAGCGCATCAGCAGTCGCCGGTGCCACAACCGCGGCAGTGAACGTTGCGACGACGGTCTTGAAGGTGCTGACTGGCTCGGTCACGGCACCACCGTCCCGCCGGCCTTGCGGTACACCGCCAGCAGGGCGGCCAGGTTGTGCTCCGGCTGGCCGTACCCGGCGCCGGGCAGGCTTGCCCAGATGTTCCGCACCCGGGCGATGGCATCCTCGACCTTGCCGGCCTGGATCAGCGGCAGCGCTCGACGCTCGCGAATCAACTGGATGGCCCAGCGGTCTTGGGACAGGGGGCCGAAGTCGGGGAGCTTCAGCAGCGCTCGGTAGTGCGCATAGTCCTTCAGCATGAACTGATAGCGACCCGACGCGTTTGACGTCAGGCCCTTGCTGTTGATCGCTTTCGACTTGCGTCCGTGCGCGAACGGGTGCACAGAGTAGTCGTTGAAGATCTCCGGCTTGCGATCAGCACCGGTGACGATCACGTCGTAGCCCTGATCCTTTGTTGCCGGGCTGGTACTGGTTCCCTCGGACCAGGCGAGCATGTCTAGGAAGGCGAGTACGTTACTGCCGCCCGCCTCGTTTGCGGTGATCTTGGCCATCGGATGTTCCCTGCAGATAGGTGCCCGCCCCGCTGCCGGCTGGGCGCGAGGGTTGATCCGGTCGGGGAACGGGCGTTGACTCTGCCGGGACGACTCCCGGCTACGTTGTGTAGATAAGTTCCGTGCGCGAAGCACCCGCACCACCCCCTACCGTGTAGCGGATGGGCACGGATATGCGAATGAAGCGATCGAACAGCGCGCGCATGGCGGGGTGACCGTTGATGGTCAG